TTGTTGGTAAAACAACTCTCCAGCAGCAAAGGGATCCATTCCTGCATACTGTCCTGCTTGTTGACCAAACAAACCACTTCGCGTAAGGGCTCCTGAGTAGATGTTAGCAAGTTCAGGAGATAGATTCATTAAGGCAGTTCGACTATCAGCATCAAACTGTGCCGTACCCCCAAGACCTCCTACCCCGTAGGGCTGTGCCTGTTCTACTGCCCCAGCAGCAGCGGCTTGAGTTGCGGCGGCTTGTTGTTGAGCAGCTTGTAAAGCAGCTTTAGAGGCTTCTCGTTGCCCTAGATAACTAAGGCCCCCACCAATTAAACTTCCTAAAAATTCTATAGCCATGTTATCCTCTCTGTATTACCTAACTTTTCCTTTTTTCGCAAGGAGGTTTGATGTGATTAAACTTGAGTAGTTACCCTTGACTTCAAAAGTCATCTTAATTCTAAATGTTTTACCCGTTCTTGCTAAGGGTACTTTATATTCTCTGGGACCAGACGTTGCTGCATAGGTAGCCTTGCCGTACAAAGAAGCCTGAGAACTTGAGGGACCAGCACCATAAAGGTAATTAACGGCATCACTGGTTAAGTTAAATGTTTTAGAGTACGCTGATCCATACTCATAGTCTTTATATAGTTGGATAGTAGCAGCGGCCCCCTGTCCTCCGGTAACAGTAATTAATCCCGACTTAATTATCTTAGCAAACACTTGATCTCCAAAGTCTGACCAAGGTGTTTGAAATAACCAGCTATAGTCTGTATTAGTTGGGGTCCAACACTTTGATCCGTCCCAAGTTCCTCCCGCCGCTGTACATGCTGCTTCATTTCCAAAGCTAGACGTTGAGTCCGTAAGAGTTACATCGTAGTATCCATCGTACTCCGCTAAAGAATCAGTCGTACCAAAATAAAGTTTACCATCAAAAGTGTACAAAGCAGACAAAGGCTCTAAGTTAAAGGTCCACGTTGTAATCCTAGGAAACTCCATTTTACCTACAGAAAAATCAAAAACGTAAGCCTTGTCATCATCGGGCATTAACGTAAGGATAAAACCTTCTTTCTGATAGTATACGCTTTTAATGTTTTCTACAGTAGCTTGAGTAAGTATACGGGTAAGATCGTTACGAACTGTAGTAGACAGTCCCTCAACGGGAGCCCTACCGTCTGTTTGAGTAACACGCCTTATAGAGACCAGTCCTTCATAACTTAAAAAGAACAAATCTGCCCCTACGTACACTACATTGTCTCTACCTGCAAGTCCAACGTCTCGTATAATTTCCTCTAAAACCATTGTAGCGGGATTAATGGCCCCGCTGTAAATAACAATGTTTTGTTTTCCAAAGATAACCAGTTTGTTTTCCAAAGAAGCCAAGTGTATAATTTCATCATTACCCCATACAGTCTTAAGGTCCAATGCGCCAGCGGCTCCTCCGTTTAGTTTTTCTCCAATTAAGTTATCGGAGTAGTATATTGTTCCTTTGGCTTCTGTAATACCACCATAGAATACCCTACCAAACTCACCCAAAGCACAGTTAGGGTCAAAGGTTGTTACTCCAGCAGGAGCAGCATAGGCCCCTAAGTCATCTATGTCGTACCAGTTAGTCCCATCGTAGTTAATAACTTTATGTCCTGACTGTACTCCCCAGAACTCATTGTTAAAGTTTACCCACTGCCAGTTGCTATCACTAATAGTCTGAGGGCTACCTGAGAAGGACTGTTCCACTAAAGTATCTGGAGCAGTAGCGGTGTTCAGTTTTACAATCTTAGCCCCTGTACCGGCATAGTACTCCCTAGTCCTGTCTGCTTTAACAAACTCTCCTATGGACTTTATGGCTCCGGTAGTAACAGGTGTAGTAATTTGTTTTACGCCTTTTCGAGGACCCATACGACCCTCTAAGTCATACACTACGTTATTGGCTTCCGTAAGAAACTCAAGACTAAGTGTAGCACTTTGAGCTTGGGTGTTAAGACCCTTTGCTCCTAACCCCGCCAGGGATATTGAAGTTGTATTTTTAGCTGGCATACCAAGTATTCTCGTCTACAGTCCTATCAGAGTCTTGGGAAATAGCATCAGTTAATGAAAGAGTAAACCGTTGTCCAGCAGTATCCGACACAGTACCTCCGTCTTCTCCACGCTCGTTCAGTGCAAGAGAGTAGGCCCCTAAAACAATAAGGTTTTCAGGTACGGTAAAGGTATCTGCTGCTAAAGTACGATCTGACTGGGGAATAACTACGTTTACTTTAATGTCGTATGCTCCTGCCGGTGTAGGCCAGAAGTGTATGTCGTTGTCCTTTAAACGAAAATAAGTAGGCTGACCAGTCTGTGTTGTACCTATGTAGGTGTAGTTAAGAAACTGAGCATCACTAATTTGTTTCAGGACTGCATCGTTTGTGTTGTCAAAGACCTGAAGAATACGAGAGCGACTGGTTACATTAGCCATGTCATAAGCTGCCGTAGAAGCTGAAGTTGTTACAGTTTCTATGGAACGAAGCGAGGTCCAGTTCCAAGCGTCCTCTACAATATCTTTAGCTTCGTTGACTAGTTCACCAATAAGTTTTTGATAGTCATCTACGTTAGCTGCCGCAGAAATAGCTCCCGACCAGTCTGAGCCTATAGTATCTTCTCGTAGCCTTGTAAGTACTTTGTCAATAACTGTTCTGTAACTCATGTTATTTCCTCATCTAAAAATAATTCTCTTTCCGCAACTCGTCTACGAAGAAGTCCCTTTATTGGTCTGCCCCCTGCATACTTCCATCTTAAGAACTCATCGGCACATCCTAAGTAGTCTTTACGGTTTAATTTCATTCTGGCTGTACTTCTTTGGAAGGCTCCAGAACCTACGTTGTACACAAAACTACATAAAGCTGCAAACTGGTTTTCCGTTAGAGGGACCTTAACTAAACTAGCAATCCGACTTTCTGTAGTCTTTAGGTCTCTTTCCATTAGGTCTACTGCTTGATCCTTAGTAATATTAGGGTGGTCAGCAGTAACCCTCTTGCCACTTAAACCGTAGATTGAACCAAAACCTATCGTCCATATTCCAGCTACATCTTTATATGGTTCTTCAGAAAATCCTTCAAAGTCCTTTAGTAAGTGAAGGCCTTTGTCATTTATCATTTCGACCACTTCGACACTAAGCGTTGACCGAACCAAAAACTGATAATAACACTGAAGATTCCGACTATCTCGTCTGACCACAGGCTCCTGAATATTTCCTGACTGATCATATCGAATGCCGAAAGAAAAGTAAGCAATACAAATTCCAAGAAAAAGAAATATGTAATGAGTGGTCTTACTGTAGCGGAAAGATTTACAACCCATTGACTTGCCCTTTTGGTTTGTTCATCTACATTCTTATGTACAGCTATATTTACTTCGCCTACGCTGGCTATCAGAGCCTCGTCTCGTTTGTCTTGAGCCTGTTGAGCCATTAATTTTAGCTCATGTTCTTTATCTCTCTGGTCTTGCTTGGCATCCATAAACATCTTAAACAAACCAGGGCCAGTAGAAGTAACAAACCCAAGTACTGATCCAACAAGACTAAGCATTTATTTCTTCCTTTTTAATTTTTTCTTTTTCTTCTTCAAGTTCAAATTTAAATTCTAAGGGCATACACATTCCAGACCAGCTTAAGATTTCTCCAGACTTCTGTTGAGCATTAAAATCTTCAGCTATAGACTCATGAGTAGGACAAGCTGGAACTTCCATTAAAGTATGTCGCATAGACATATCAAGGTCCATGATAATAACAAGAAGAAAAAATTTTATCATGGGTGTGATCCATTGTGCATTTTATGCTGTCTATCTACTTCTTTTTCTAAGTGATTTATTGACACTTCCATTTTAGCTAGCTGTTTGTTATGGTTAGCTAAAGCAGATACAGAGTTAATTTCAGATAATACATTTACCCTAGATTGTATTACCTCGTGCCCGCTTTCTAAATTATCTATACGTTTATCTATGTCCCGAAGCCTTTTCTCTACATCAGCTAAAGATTCTAGTATTGTTTTAATTTGCATTTTACCTACGGCGGCTGCA